TGTAGCAATAAAATAAATATTTTTTATCTGTAGTATTATACATTACATTATTTGTATGAAGATCATTATGAGTAAACGCAAATGTTTTTTGATAAGTAATTAAAATCATAATAATTTGCATAAAAGCAGAAAACCATTCATTTTTATCTTTTAATTCATCAGATAAAATAAGATCGTCAAACGTATTTTCACAATATTCCATACCAATTACTTGTACTGGAAACTTTGGAATAGTGGCTTCAATTGTTTCTTCAATATCTTCCTCATCCTCTTCATCAATATCTTCCCATTCTTCTTTTTCTAATTCATCTGTTTCTAATTCATCTGTTTCTAATTCATCTGTTTCTAACTCTTTATCATCACTATTTTCAGATGATGTATAAGAAGTTCTAGATGAACAAGTAGAACTACTTTTAATTGTTGCTGATTTAGAGTTATTTTCAAGAATATTTGAATTTGACATATCAATTAATTCTTCTAAATTACTAGCATTTAAATTACCAGTATTTAAATTAGCATAATTATCATCATCAAAAATTTCTTCAAATGTTTCATCATTAAATGATTTTATAGATAAATTAGATTTAGAGCTTGAATTATATTCAATCTTTATTGGTTTTTTCTTTTTATTTTCATCTTGAAAAAGATGATCATAATTATTAACTTTAAATAATACATTTTTATTTTTATTGAAAAAATCAGAATTAGTTAAATATTCCAAGTCATCAAATACATTTAATTTATAATTATTTTTAATAGACAAAAATGAACCATAATAATCTAATCCATGTAAAAAATTATGTGTTTGATTCAAATTACTAGTTAAATATATAAAAAAACCATCTACATATGCTGAATTATTTGGATCTAAAAATTTAGCATTTACACTAGATTCATCAGAATTTAAATCAGGCAATTTAAATAAATTTTTATTATTAATATCATATTTTCCAATTAAATATTTATATGGATCTAAAAGAGGTGCCAATTTAAAAAACACATCTTTTTCTTTTGTTTTTTGTGTATTTATATTTTTAATTTTACAATTAAATACATTGCTATTTTCTTCATCACTTTCCTTAATATTTGAAATATACCATTTATTATTTAGGTTGATACTATTCCAATTTGTATCATTCAATTCAAAAAATCTTTTATAAATTGGAATATAATTTTGAGTGTTAGAGAGAAACAAACTTTTTGAATCTTCTAAACTTTTGAAAAGTTCCGAGTTTTTCCTTTTTTGATAATTTACGTCAACCATCATTAGCTATTTAATATATAAATTCCCTATTATTTAAACTTATTTATTGTTAAATATATTTTTTAATAACTTTGTGAAAATATCAAAATATTAATGTATATTAATTTTAAAAATGAAATAAAATATTTAGAATCATGTTATTTCAATTAAATAAAAATGACTATTTGTGTTAACGAAAACTGTACTAAAAAAGCAACCTTTAATATTTTGGGCCAAAAAGCTAAATTTTGTGCTGAACATAAAGATCCTGATATGGTAGATGTTTTAAATAAAAAATGTGAATGTAATAGTTCTCAACCAAGATGGAATTTTATTGGATTAAAACCATTATGTTGTGTTTCTTGTAAAAAAGAAGGTATGATTGAAACATATAGGAAAAAATGTTTTTGCGGAAAAGTTAGACCTACTTTTAATTTTGAAGGATTGAAAGCCGAGTTTTGTAATTCTTGTAAAAGTGACGGAATGTTTAATGTTGTTGATGAGAGATGCTTTTGTAAAAAATAAAACAGATAAAACACTAGAAATAATACAATTATTTTACGACCAAAATATTTAAATAACTATAAATAATTTAAAATAATAAATGCGTATTTTTTTTCATTTAAAAAATGAAAATATAATATATGTCGCTAGAATTAAAAAAATTTGATATGAAATCTATTAGCTTTAAGCCTAACGAAAATAAAGGGCCAGTCGTAGTGCTATTGGGAAAACGTGATACAGGCAAGTCATTTCTCGTAAGAGATTTACTTTATTACCACCAAGATATTCCAATAGGAACGGTAATTTCAGGTACAGAAGAAGGTAATGGTTTTTATACAAAAATGGTACCAAAATTATTTATTCATAATGAGTATAATACAGCAATTATAGAGAATGTGTTGAAAAGACAGCGCACAGTTTTAAAACAGGTAAAAAAAGAAATGGAAACATTTAAGAGAAGCTCAATAGATCCAAGAGCATTTGTAATTTTAGATGATTGTCTGTATGATGCTACATGGACGCGAGATAAATTAATGCGTCTTTTATTTATGAATGGTGAATTGTTTGCCTAAGAGTCATTCAAAAAAATGGCTAGTGAATTATGATATTTATAATTTGCAACACGTCCAAATTGCGGAGACATCTTGTTAAGTTTATACTACTAAATTATAATATAAATATTATAATGGCTTATGGTAATTACATAAGGTATAGTAAAAAGGTATAAAATAGAGACAACCCGCAGCTAGTCATCTAAGTCCGTTTCAACTTTAAAATGTTGATAATGATAAGGATATGATGATTGTTCAACGACTAAATGCTCGTGGGCCTGAAACGATTAATCAACGTTGATGAAGGCTTAAAATATAGTCTAATCCCATCTGAGAAGATGCTATACCCATTTAAAAAGTATAGATTTAATGATGTCAGAAATAAATAACTGACGGAGAATGGTATAAATGAGACATTGGAAAATTATGTTAGTGATTACAATGCAATATCCGTTAGGTATTCCTCCAACTTTAAGAACAAATATTGACTTTGTTTTTATTTTAAGAGAGAATTATATTGCGAATAGAAAAAGAATTTATGAAAATTATGCTGGAATGTTTCCAACATTTGAATCGTTTTGTCAGGTAATGGATCAATGTACTGAAAATTTTGAGTGTTTAGTAATAAATAATAATTCAAAATCAAATAAATTACAAGATCAGGTATTTTGGTATAAGGCAGATAGTCATAATGATTTTAAATTAGGCTCAAAGGAATTTTGGGAACTATCCAAAGGTTGTAATTCTGATGATGAAGAAGAAAAATATGACCCAAATTCGGTCAAAAAACGCGGCGCAGGACAAAAAATTAGCGTTAAAAAGAGTAAATGGTAGAACCATTTTTAATGAAACAAAAAATATTTTTATTAAAAAATAATTAATAAAAATATCAAACTTATAATAATATTTAAACTTTTTTGTTAGCAAAAGGCCCACTAACAAGTTCACTTTCACCATGATCAGTATTCCCAACTACAATATTCTCTCCTTCAAAGAGCTCCGAACGAATATCAGCAACAGAAATTGTTTCATTATCTTTTGAAAAAGATGTACTAGCATTATCAACACCAATTAAATTACCTTCATTATCAATTGATTGTGTTAATGTATTTCCAGACTTTTCCGCGTTTTTAATATTTTCTTCAATTGCTTTTTGTTTTGTTTCCTTAACACGTTGGTCGAAAGCAGACTTAGCATTTGTTTCATTTTTAGTTTTTTCATGCATCAATTGATTTAATTCTTCTTCCATATACTCAACACGACCGGTTTTATATGCTTCAGGTTCCCAAGGCATCCATAATCCAACAGGACCAACATATACATCATGATTAGGGTCAATTTCTCTCAACATTTTACATCTCAACTCAGCTTCTTCTAATGTTGGATATACTCCACGAATCTTTAATCCTCTTGTAGAAGTTTGAAATTGATTATCAATACCAAATGTTTTCTCAAGTTCTTCTTCATTATTATCAAGAAATGTTTTATATTCATCTCTCATACTTGTTTTTGTAAGAGACTCTTTTTCTTCTTTGACAAACTCTTTAAAATCAGTTGTTAAATCATCAAAAGACATATTGTATTTAAATGAAACAAAATTTAAAAATTGTACGAACTTTTCCATAGATTTATTCAAATCCCACTTCTTTAGGAATTCCTCAAAAAAGAAAATTTCTTTTTGTTTTAAAATACTTTCAGGAGAGACAAAAGAAACACAAGCAAATTTTTGTCCAGCAATTGCTTTATCTTCTTCTAGCAAGTCAACATATTTAGAATTTTTCTTGCCGTTATTCATTTTTTTTTCAAATCCAGATTTTTTCGAACTCTTTTCTTTAGAATGATTCATTTTACTTTAATTAAAGCTAATTATTTAAGTTTTTAATCGCAAATATATATATTTTTTTCTTTTTATTTAATATAATGGAAGGATTAATTAATGTCGCCGAACTTGTTAAAAGAGTAATCAAGTATCTTGTCGAAGGTTTAATGGTTGCTATTGCTGCCTATGCGATTCCTAAACGTTCTTTAAATATTGAGGAAATCATTTTGATTGCCTTAACCGCAGCTGCTACTTTCAGCATTTTGGATACTTATATTCCATCAATGGGTGCTTCTGCTAGATCAGGTGCTGGATTTGGTATTGGTGCCAATCTTGTTAGATTTCCAGGTGGATTTTAAGATGTAAAATCATAAAAAAATAATAAAAAATATTAATTTAATATATACATATATTAAATTAATGACATCAATTTTGAGCAATATAAGTGAGAGAACGCAATATTTGTCTAACACATCTAAATGTATCACAGCATTTACAAACTATATTAATGAAAAAGCAAATACTAATAAAAAACTTCCAAAACCATTAAGAACTACAACTGAAGTGAATGTATTTCAAAATTTAATAACATTAATGACGTATAAAGGGTTTGTAAATTTAACTCCGGCCAGAGTGATGGATTTTGCAAGAAGAATTGGCTCAGATTTAGATTATAATAGAGATAAACTTTTTAAAGAAATTGCATTTTGGGCTGGTATACCATTACCTATTTTGACACCGTCCGAACAAAAAAAAAGTGCACAGTCAGCTAGAAAAGATTTAACTTTAACAGATACTTTAGAACGTATGACTGTGCAGCTGTCTGGTCCGGTATTGTATTCTTGCACAAATTTTTCTAACTGCCCTGCTACTGCTAGAACATATACATCTAAATCTCCAGAAGTTAAATGGATGAGTACACTTAGAAAAGAAAAAGTTACTGGTTTAAAATCAAAAGTGTGTGCCCAATGTTGGATATGTGGTGATGATATACATGTTTATGAAATAAGTACTGCAGCGGGAACAAAGCATACTAAATGTGGCGAAGATGAACATGTTTTACCACCTGGTGTAGGTAATATATTTGGGTTATTATATCCAACCGTATATGAGACAGTTGAACGTCAGTCACAAGGAATAGTTCAAAAATCACTTAGACCTTCGCATCAATGGTGTAATAGAGTAAAATCCGGTATGATTTTAGTATTAGGACCAGATCCAACTGACCAAACATATAGAATAAATGAACCAGCTATGACTAAAATGTTAGCAAAAGCTAAGAATTGGCTTTCAAACAAAGAAAATGTTAGGCTTGAACCAGATTATTCTTTTCATAATAAAAATACAACTCAAATAACCACATTTACTGCTCAAATGAATCATTCTATGAGAATATTATTAAGTGGTTTATGTGATGATTTAAACGACACCGTTTTATCCGGAGTGAGTAATTTTATAAATGGCAAACGTCAAGAATGGACAATGTATTTATTAAGATTAGTATTTAATTGTTGTATTATAGGTTTTACTGTAATATTTAGTGATAATGCTAAATTTAGAAGTAAGTGGCGAAAACATGGAGGTGGAGGACAAAATGGAGGACAAATTGGAGGGACATTGGGTTCTGATGAATTAAACGAATTGGCTAATTTTATGGTTAACCAACCAAATATATGCTTAACTGAGGATGCATTATTAGCAGACGACAATGAAGGTATAGAACCAGCATCTTTACCTACTTGGCGAAAAATTATGAATAATTGTACATCTTGTATAATAGATAACAAAAGAGGGGCGGTTGGGGCAGTAGCTGGGTGTTGTATAGCATCACAACTTGGGTTAACTTATCCAGTAATTGCGGCTACAGGTGTTGCGACTGGTGTAGCAGCAGAATATATTGTGCCTAAACCACAAATAATGGAACGAGGAGGAAAAAATAATAAAAATAATAAAAAATATTATATGAAAACAAAAAAACAAAGAAAAAGTAGAAAAGGTAGAAAAAGTAAAAAATATAGAGGAGGTAATAAAATTGGTGGAAATAATATAGGTTCAAATTGTAATGATCCTAATTTTTCAATTTATAATACAAACATGTTAAAATTATTTCCATACAAGGGTGGAAGTGCGATTCCACCAGAAAGTAATCAAAATTTGTTACGAACTCAAGAAGGAATAGAAATAGAACAATTAACTGAAGAACAAAGACAACAAAGATTAGAAGAAGAAGAAGAAAGACAAAGATTAGAAGATATAAGACGTCAAGAAATTCAAGATGCGTTTATTAATGGACAACCTGTTAATTTAAATGATTCAGATGATTCATTTAATTCAGATATGTCGGAATTAAGATTATCTGATTTAGGTGGTGGTTTAAAAGTAAAAAAAGGTAAAAAAAGTAGAAAATCTAAGAATTCTAGAAAAGGTAGAAAATCTAAAAAAGGTAGAAAAAGTAGAAAATCTAAAGGAGGTAATTTATATTTAGCTGATCCGTATAAAAATAATGAAGGACCACAGTATTAAATTTAAATAAAATTGAATTAAAACTAGTATGAATTATTTAAAATACATAACAAACTTACACCACTTAAATGGGCAATTCTAATACATCAGAAAGAGAATCATATAGTAGTACTCAAGAATTAATAGAGATAAATAAATTAGCACAACAATATCTTATATTATTATTTAAGGATGATAATTTAGCCATTAGAGATTATGATGAAAGTAGAGAAGATTTTATGTTTAGAACAAGACCAAGCATATATTTATTTGACAAACTTACATTTGAACAAAAAAAAATTTTAGTAAGTGAATTTTATAATATTAATCAAGAATTAAAATATAAAATATTAAATACAAAAGATAAATTAAAATATTTACAACATTATGAATTATCATATAAACAATGTGGTGGTGTATCTAAATATTCAAGTACTGCTAGTGGTAATTTCAATCCAGATTATTTGAAATTAGAACAAGAAAATGAAAGACTAAAAGTAGAAATTGAAAGACTTAAATTAGAAAATAAAAATAGACAGCCATCTGAAATGAAGTATGAAGAATTATTTGGAAATGATCCGCTATTTAGTAATGCAAAAAATTGTAATAGACAACCAATTGAAATGAAGTATGAAGAACTCTTTAGTAGTGGAAACACTCAACAAAATAAAATGAAGTATAAAGAGATTATAAAATTATGCGCGTATAAACTTGCTGATTGGGATAATTATATATGCGGCAACATTCCAAGAACACTGGTTAATAAATCGCCAGTTTATTATAAGGATATGTTAGAAGATAATTTGAATGAATTAATAAGCATTAATGATTTACTAATGATTATTAATGATTTATATATTGAAATTGATAATGTTGAAATAAATTGCTACAAGTTAAAAACTATAAATGAATCAGAAGCTATGTTAATATTAAACGAAATAATTATTAAAGATAAGTACTATAAAAATAATAAAATTAATAATATTACAGAAAAATTTATTCCAAACACTTTGGGTGTTAGAGGAGAAACAAATAGAAATGGACAAACATCATGGTATGGTGTAGATAATTATATAAGTCTTATTAAACAAAGAATAAATATATTTAAGGAATTTTATAGTAATATATTATGAAATAGTTTATAATAAATTTATATTAATTAAATTATTAAATAGTCGAAATAAACTCCCAATCCAACTCTTCACAAATTTTGCGCCATATTTGATCTTGTTCAACTCTTTTCTCTCTATCTTTTAACATAGGAAAGTCTTGTAGATATTGTTCTTCCCCTAATAACTCACAAAGTTTGTATGCTGTATAGTAGTAGTTTAAAAAATTTACTCTGTCATCAGGACAATACTTAGAATAAGGGGATTGTAATTCAATAAAAAGATTACAAAGAATTTCTTCTAATTCAGGAGACATAACTGGAGGTTTAATTCCTAATTTATCTTTAATAAATGGTATATGCTCATAATATTTATTAAATCCTAATTTTTTTAGAATTTCTTTGGTTTTAAGATTGGTAATTTGGTCTAATTCAATTCTCTCTTTTTTAATTTGAATTTTGATATTTTCAATGACTTCAGGAGGTATTTGAGTTGTTTCTTTGCCTTGAAATTGAGCCAATATTTCTTTAAAATGATTAATTCTTTTATAAGCATAAAAACATACCTCTTTAGGTGGTTCTTTATAAGATGGTTTTTCATTTTCAATTAAATATGGAATATTTCTAGAACAACTATTACAAATTAAAATGCCTTCATCTTCAAGAGGAATTAATTCTCCTTTATAGCAATATTGACAAATATCAGTTTGACATACAAATGAATTAACATCTAAAAAAATATCATCAATATTACATAAATATTTTTGTACAATATTATTATTTTTAGTTTGATTAATTATATTTAATGTGTCATCTTGTTTAATTTTGAAAAATTTATTTAATAGTTTATTTTTATTTGTAAGTTCTGAAGATGTGCCAGATGATATATTTTTTTTATTTTCAAAATAGTCAAAAATAAATTTAGAATTATCTAAAAAATACTCTTTCTTTTTACTTTTGAATTCTTTAATTGTACTTGTAATTTCCTGAATTCGATCAGTTATATCTAGTTTTTGTTCAACTGTTAATTTGTCATTCAAATTTTCTAATTTTAATTGTAGTGCCTTTTTTTCATTTTTTAACTCTGGAATTTTATCATTTTCATTTTTAGAAAATTCATTCAAAAATTCCTTATGCTTACCATCTAAAGTAATTGATTTTTGTTTGTTAAATTTTATTTTTTTATTAGTTTTGGGTTTAAAACTAGGCATCGTATCTTTAATAAAGTATATACTTTTTATTTAATTAATAATAATATTTAAATATATTATTGTTTAAAAATAAGTTAAATAATTTATATTATTTAAAAAATTGAATTAAATATTTACTATTATATTATACATATTATTATTATTACAATATGGAATCTTTACTAGATAATATGTTCATTAAGCGATTTTGTTTACCATCAAATATTGATATAGAATCTTATAAAAATGGTAAACAAGATATTTCACATTGTATTTGTGGAAATTATAATCATATAGCTTGTATTTTACAAGGAAAAGATTATTATTGTAAAAAAACAAAAATCTTATGTTATGGTGTAAATAAAATGCCAAATAGTGATAATATAATTCCTGGTATTCATGCTGAACATGATGCTCTATTAAAATTACAACCTTTAAAAAACAAAAAAAAATTACAAAATATAAATTTACTAGTAATTAGGGTTTCAATAAAAAATATATTAAAATGTAGTAAACCATGTAATAATTGTATTAAAAAAATGAAAATTATACCAGAAAGCAAAGGATATAAAATTAAAAATATATATTATTCTGATTATTGTGGAAATATAGTAGAAACAAATTTAAATAATTTAGAAGTTGAAGAACAGCATTATTCAAGATATTATAAAAATATATGTAAACAAAATTAAACATATAACCCAAATTAAATATGTAAACAAAATTAAACATATAAACAAGTTTAAAGATAATAATAGTTTTCTTATTT